CGCGGAAAGATCGCTTGAAAGTCCGAGATCATCGGGACGCGCCCCAACTCATGCGCAAGTTCCTTGAGCTTCACTACCACGTAGTGTTTCTGATCCATGCGTGTTCCCCCGTTCATAGGGTAAGTGGATCACTAGGAAAAAAAAGCCTACTCTCACGGCGCGGTGCGGTAATGCGTTCGGCTTTGATTCCTGACGTGGATGGTCTAACACTGGAGAGAGAGCCCCGGTGGGGCCGACTGGACCGTCCAGTGGAGGAACAGAGCATGACGAACGCACCCGATATCCATTGTCGCTATGACCGGATGATTCCCATCCATGAGCTCAAGGATCACCCGAAGAACCGGAACAAGCACTCAGACGAGCAGATCGAACGCCTGGCGAAGCTGTACGAGTACCACGGGATCAGGCATCCGATCATCATCTCCGAGCTTTCAGGCTGTATCGTGGCAGGCCACGGACGAAAGCTAGCAGGGAAGAAGGCGGGCTTTGACTCGATGCCTGTGGTGTTCCAGAAGTTCGCGGACGAGACCGCCGAGTATGCTTTCATCCAGGCAGACAATGCGATAGCCGCTTGGTCCGAGCTCGACCTGGCCGGGATTAATGCGGACCTGCCAGACCTGGGCCCGGACTTCGATCTCGAGATGCTAGGCCTCAAGGACTTTACCATTGACCCAAGCGAAGTTGAGTTGCCGGATCTTGAAAGCGAAGATCCAGACTGTCAGCAGGTAACATTCATCCTGAGCAACGAACAAAAAGACATTCTTGATCAGGCAATGGAAAAGGCAAGCCAAACAGAAGATTGCACGGATGGCATTAACCAAAACAAAAACGGCAACACTCTGGCCGCAATTTTGAGGTCCTTTCTTCGTGGTTAAGGAAATTGTGATTAAGAGCATTGACTCAAAAAGCGCCAGGAAGATAGTAGAGCTATATCACTACTCTGGCAAAAGCACACAAAACTCACAGATTCATTTCGGGGCATTTTTGAATGGACGCCTTGAGGGTGTGATGCAGTTCGGGCCTTCAATTGACAAGCGAAGGATGGCTCAAAATCTAGGGGTTGGATTCAATGAGACAATCGAATTGAATCGAATGGCCTTTAGTGATCGGCTTCCAAAAAACAGCGAATCAAGATCGCTTGCGATCGCAATCAAGATTTTGAAAAAAGCCTATCCACATTTAAGGGTAATTGTTAGCTTCGCTGACGCCTGCCAGTGTGGTGATGGGACGATTTACCGTGCCTCTGGATTCAAACTCCATTCATTCAAAAAAAACACCTCATTGCTTAAAATGCCAAACGGAAAAATTATCGCGGACAAAGCACTGAACAATTCAGTTTATGAAAACGGAAGGAGAGGAACTGCAATCGCAAAAGAAAATGGAGCGGTTCCAATTGATGGATATCAGATGAAGTATCTTTATTTCTTGGACAAAAGCCTTGAAAAAAAGTTCAGCTTCGTTGATTTTAAGGACATCCCTGAAAGCGTGAAAATGTATAAGGGTAAAAAACGCGCATCAAGCAAAGACAGCGTTGCGTCTGGCGTCCAGCCAGAAGAGGGCGGTGCAATTCCGACCGATGCGCTCCAAAAATCAGGAGTTACAAGCGGTGAGTAACTCCATCATTTCCTTCCACGCTTTAGGCTTTTCGGCGTTCAAAAAAACGCGATTAACCGCCATTTCAAACTCGGCCTTATCTTTTGAATCATTTTTAGAAATGAAGGATTCACAAAAATCTAAGTCTGGTGATTTCAGTTTTTTGAAAATCCTGGAAAACCAGGCGTGGTTTCTAAATGAATTGAATTTAATGATTCGAGTTCCCATGAATCAATTATCGCAATTTTGGACGCATTGCGCAAGGGGGCTTTGTGGCTGTTGAAATCGACAAGAAGAAGCTAGAAGCCTTCATGCGCCAGAAGCCGACTCTCCTGGATACGGCTGCGTTCTTCGACTGCTCGGATCGTACCATCGAACGCTTTATCCGCGACGAGTACGGTGTGAGCTTTGTCGAGTTTCGACAACAAAAGATGGTCCACACCAGACACGCGCTGATCAGAAAGGCGATCGAGAAGGCCATGGGTGGGGATAACACCATGCTGATCTTTTGCCTAAAGAACCTATGCGGTTGGGCTGACAAGCAAGAGGTGGCGGTCGAGAACGAGGGCGCGATCAAGATCAACATGAACTATGAGCGCAAGAAGAAGGAATGAGTGAAGCAGTCGAACAATACTCCAAGCCCTACTTCAGCGACTTTAACCCGCGAGTTATTCCGTATCAGTCTGATGTCGTCGATTTTCTTGATGACTGGGATTTCGGACGAGGTACGCCTGAAATTCTCCTTTCTGGCAGTTATGGATCCGCAAAGTCTATCCTTATGGCTCATTTGGCCGTCCGTCATTGTGTCGAGAATCCTGGAGCGAGAGTCTGTCTAGCGCGTAAGGCGTTACCTGATCTGAAGGACACGATCTTTAAGGAGATCCTGGAGCACATCACGGAAGACTTCGTCGAGGGTAAGCACTACAGGGTGAACCACTCGATTGCTAAGGTTACCTGGTGGAACGGATCCGAGATCATCTCGAGAAGCTGGTCAGATAAGAAATATAAGAAGGCCAGGTCGCTCAAGCTGTCAATGGTTGTCTTCGAGGAGCTCACCGAGAATAACGAGGATGACAAGGCCGCATTCGATACGCTGAAGGCCCGTCTTCGCCGGATCCCAGAGGTGAAGGAGAACATCCTGATCGCCGCCACGAACCCGGATGGGCCAGGCCACTGGGTTTACAAATACTTTTTCGACAGCGAGGCCAAAACTCGAAAGGTGTTCAAGTCGGTCACGACTGACAACCCATTCCTAGATCCCGTGTATATCGAGCAACTGAAGCAGGACTTGGCTCCTCGAGAGGCCCAGAGGTACATCTATGGCGAGTGGGTCGAGATCGACCAAGACCGGATCTATTCGGCCTATGACGCCGATAAGAACTACCTGAACACCGCCTACCAGGTAAGGCCCCACCTTCCGATCGTGCTCGCGTTCGACTTTAACATTGGCCACGGGAAGCCTATGTCATCGGCGGCAGGACAGTGGGACGGAAAGGCCTGGCACTGGTTCGACGAGGTGGTGATACAAGGCGCCCGGACTCAGGACGCCATCGATGCATGGATCGAGAAGGGAATCCTGACGCACCGGGCGAAGATACTGGTGAGGGGTGACGCTTCCGGGCAGGCCCGTGACACGCGCTCCATCGTGTCGGATTATGACATCATCAGGAAAACGCTGGCCAACTCAGGCGCTACCTTCGAGATGCAGGTCCCTCGTGAGAATCCTCCGGTAAGGAAGCGCCACAATATCGTGAACGCCTATTGCCAGAACGAGGCAGGCGAAAGACGCTTGTTCGTTTACAAAACGGCTCCCGTGACGCACGATGGGCTAAGGCTGACAGCTCTGAAGAAGTCCGGGGATTACATCGAAGACGACTCAAAGCCTTATCAGCACATCACCACCGCCATCGGCTATGCGGTAGTGTACGAGCACAACTTGCTCGGGACCGTAATGGTCGGAAGCTCAAGGAGATAAAATGCTGAACCTTTTGAACCCTAACGTCCGTAGACAGATCATCGACGAATCCAAGGCTAGTGAGAACGTCGAGCGCAAGAAGGTTAGCTTCGGCCAGTTCGAGATTTTCAAGGACCGGATCCTCCAACAGGTGAAGGCCTACCTCGAGGGATTTTACTCGAAGGACACCATCCAAAACACGCCTATCGTGAGCTCGGTTAACCTGGCTCGCCGGATCGTGAAGAAGGAAGCAAGCCTTTACCGTAAGGCTCCAGTCCGTGAATTCTACGGCCTTAGCGAGGAGCAGGAAATGGTCGTCCGCCAGGTTTACGCAGACCTAAAGATCGACACGGTCATGATGAAAGCGAACGAATACTTCAAGCTCCAGGACCAGACGCATCTCTACCTGATCCCTCGCGCTGGGAAGCTGAAGCTCCAGGCCTTGCTCGCTCATAACATCGACGTGGTTCCATCGTCCCAGGACCAGGAGGATGGCGAGGTTTACTGTATCAACGGCTTCGACCGTAACTTGGCAAACGTCAAGGTGACCGAAGACGGCGACAGCATGAACGAGCTGATCGCGGACGAAGACGACTATCAGGCAGGGATGAAGGCTATCGCGGTATGGTCGCCTGTGTTCAATTTCGTCATGGATGAGAACGGGAACATCATGCCATCCGAGAGCTACGAGAACCCGATCGGTGGGGTCGTGCCATTCGTAGACATCAACGGCGGTAAGGATGGCGAGTATTGGGTCCGCTCTGGCGCTGCCCTTACCGACTTCACGATCCAGTTTAACGCAGGCCTGACCGACCTCGGGAACGTGGTACGGATGCAGGGCTTTGGCCAGGCATGGCTTAAGGCTCCATCTAACCTGATTCCTAACAACATCCAGATCGGGACTAACTTCGTCCTGCGCTTGCCCATTGATCCGAACAACCCGGTCGAGACAGACTTCGGCTACGCTAACGCGAACCCTGATCTGCAAGGCTCGCTCTCATACCTCGAGGGCCTCCTGTCTAGCTTCCTGACCAGCCGGGGCG